ATGTGCCCGGAGTGCTTAAAATATCGTGCCATCATCCACCAGCTTCATGGTCGCGTTGAGCAGCTGAAGCTTATCATAAAGGACATGGGTGCGCCGGTTGACTTCGACGAGGACCTGGACACTGCCTTTGGTGAGGGGATGCCGCTAGTAAGCGAGAAGGACGGCGAGGCATGAGGGTATACATCAGCGGCCCGATGACTGGAATACCAGACTACAACAAGCGAGCGTTTCTAATGGCAGAGGTAGTGTTGCGTCTCCACGACTACGAAGTCGTCAACCCGTGGCGTCTTGGCGAGGTACCCGGGTGGGGACACTTCGACTATATGCGCCGAGACTTGGCAGCTCTCGCGACGTGCGACGCCATCTATATGCTGCCCGGCTGGTTGCGTAGCAGGGGCGCCAAGGTAGAGTGGTTTGTCGCGCGGGTTGCCATGGGCATGAGGAGGGTACGGCTGTGACGGTACTTCAAGAGGCGCAGGCGCTTGTTTACGGCGACCGCCAGAAATCGTATAGCCATCCCGCTCGTGACTATGCGAAGACCGCTAAGATGTGGACTGGCATCCTGCTGGAGAAGTTGCTACCCGGCGAGGAGATAACGCCAACCGAGGCGGTGCTGATGATGGCTGCCATGAAGATATCGCGCGAGGTGTTCAAGCACAAGAGGGATAACCTGGTTGACGCTGCTGGATACATCGCATGTGCCGAGCGGATCGAGGACGACAAGTGAACAAGTGTCCCAACTGCGGTACGAACGTGCGACGGGTACGGGGTAGCGCCACGGGGGTATTCTGCCCGAACTGCGGGTGGGCGTACGCCAACGGGGACAGGAAGTTCCGCCCGCTGGGAAGGCCACTGAAGGCTGACGTAACGCTTGAACAAAAGGCCGATTCGTGATACTATACACTGGTTATGTCCAAAATAGGTAGACCAGTCAAGGAAATCAATCTCGAAGAACTCGACAAGCTGTGCGCTATGCAGTGTACCGAAGCAGAGGTAGCGGGGTGGTTCGGTGTAAGCGTTGACACGATAGAGCGGCGCGTTATCGAGATGACCGGGGTTGGTTTTGCGGAATATTTCAAACAAAAGCGCGGAAAGGGCAAGGTATCGCTTCGGCGCAAGCAAATGCAGGTTGCGCTTGGCGGGAATCCCACCATGCTGATATGGCTTGGCAAGCAGTACATGGATCAAAAGGACAAGCAGGAGATCGAGCACAGCGGGTCCATCGACTTCTACTCTAACCTGACGCCCGAGGATCGCATGGCGCGCATCGCGGAACTGGGGAAGAAACTTGCGGGTTGACCTCCTGCTTGGCGACTGCCGCGAGGTGATGGCAGGGATGGCCGAGTGCAGCGTTGACGCTATCGTTACCGACCCGCCGTACGGTTTGGAGTTCATGGGCAAGGATTGGGACGACGGGGTGCCGGGCATCCACTTCTGGCAGGAGGCGATACGGGTAGCCAAGCCTGGCGCGCACCTGCTTGCTTTCGGTGGCACGCGGACGTTCCATCGGCTGGTGTGCGCCATCGAGGACGCTGGTTGGGAGATACGCGACACGGTGATGTGGGTATACGGCAGCGGGTTCCCGAAGTCGCATGACGTTGGGAAGGCGATTGATAGGGAGGCCGGTGCTGATAGGGAAGTTGTTGGAGAGAATCCAAACAATAGACCTAACTGTATTGGCAAACAAACAAGGAGTATGGCGGCACCAATAACTGTGCAACCAATAACCGCCCCCGCTACCGACGCCGCCAAGCAATGGGACGGCTGGGGCACTGCGCTCAAGCCCGCATGGGAGCCGGTGATAGTAGCGCGTAAGCCGTTGCAGGGTACCGTAGCGGCCAACGTGCAGCGGTGGGGTACGGGGGCCATCAACGTGGACGGGTGCAGGGTGGGGACTCGCACTGAAAACGAGAGTGGTTGGAGCAAGACAGGAAGCAAGGCGAGCGAGAACAGGTCCATGTCTGGCGCCAACTATGCTAGGGATGCCAAGGACGAGGTTGGCACCGGTCGCTGGCCTGCGAACCTCATCCACGACGGGAGCGAGGAAGTGCTGGCGGGGTTCCCGGATAGAGACGGTGCTACTAGCAATAGTGCAACTGGTAAAAGTATATGGGGTAGTGGTGGAAAGGGTGTTGAGTTGCGAGACGGCTATGCCGACTCCGGTTCTGCCTCGCGCTTCTTTTACTGCGCCAAGGCGAGCAAGGCAGACAGGGACGAGGGGAACGGGCATCCCACAGTGAAGCCCACTGCCCTCATGCGTTACCTGTGCCGTCTCGTCACTCCTCCCGGTGGGGTTGTGCTTGACCCGTTCATGGGTAGCGGGTCTACGGGCAAGGCTGCTCTGGCTGAGGGGTTCGACTTTATCGGTATCGAGATGAATGCTGAGTACATGGAGATTGCGCGCGCGAGAGTGAGGGTAGAACAACCGGAGATGGTTTATGCCGCTGACGCGTGAGGAGGAGGTCGAGTACCTGGCTCTTCTCGAAACGTCGGTAGCGCCCAAGCTGGAGTGCTTCCGCAAGCCGTCGCGCATCAAGGTGGCGTATGGTGGCCGTGGCGCCGGGGCGAAGTCGTGGTCTATCGCTTCACTACTCGTCCAGCGTGCCCATGCGCAACGGGTCAACATCCTATGCACGCGAGAGATACAGTTATCCCTTGAGGAGTCGGTACACCGACTGATATCAAACACGGTAGAGCGCCTGCACTACACCGGGTGGGACATCACGCGGGAGTTCATTAAGTCGCCACGGGGCAGCCTGTTCCACTTCCGGGGGATGAAGGACTTACGGTCGGCGCTCGCCATCAAGGGATTAGAAGACATCGACCTTGTATGGTTCGAGGAGGCGTCAGGTGCAAGTAACGACTCGCTTGATATCTTGCTTCCTACCATCCGCAAAGAGGGCAGCGAGATATGGTTCTCGTTCAACCGGGAAGAGGAGATGGACCCGGTCTATGATAGGTTCGTTCGTAACTCTCGTGATGACGCAATGGTGGTATGGCTGGAGCCGGGCAGGGCTGATAACCCATGGTGGACGGCCGAGCTACAAAAGGAGATGGAAGAGGACTACAAGCGCGACCCTGACCAAGCGGAGCATATCTGGGGTGGGCAGCCACGCAAGCAGGGGTTGAAAGCTATCATGTCCCGTACGGCCATCAGGGGCGCCATGGACAGGGACATCGAGGCCGAGGGGGCGTATGAGATCGGCGTTGACGTGGCGAGGTTTGGCGACGACTTGACGGTCATGTACAAGCGCCACGGGGTGAAGGTGATTGACAAGCGGGAGTTTGCTGGGCAGGACACGCAGCGCACGGCGATGGAGGCGTGGGACTTGGCGGGGCACGATGCCTCGGTTCACATCAAGGTGGACGACACGGGGGTTGGCGGGGGTGTCACGGACAGACTAAACGAACTGGGGGCGCATGCCATCCCGGTAAACAACGGTGGCGAGCCGCACGACAAGGACTTGTACACCAGCGTTGGGGATGAGATGTGGTTTGAGTTTCCTGTCAACGAGGCGGACATCCCCGACGACCCTATCCTTATGCAGGAGCTCGCCGGGCGGCAGTACGACTACGACACCAAGGGGCGGCGGAAGATAGAGCCGAAGAAGGACTTCAAGAAGCGCATAGGCAGGAGCCCTGACAGGGCCGATGCTCTTTTGCTCTGCTTCTACAACGCGGTGCGGTACAACATCGTTTCGTGAGGTAAACCATGCAACTACAGAAAACCGATAAAACTACGTTGACGAGCGAGGACATCCTCAAGTACATGGAGGACTACGAGCGCGCCCAGGTACCAGAGTACGACAAGCTGTGGCAGTACTACCTTGGCGCGAACAAAGCGATCTTGACGCGCAAGTCACCTGGGCCGAACGAGCCTGATAACAAGGTACCCATCCCTTACGGGCGCAAGATCATCACCACGTTCACTGGGTACGCATACAGGCCACGGTACATTACCTACAAGCCAGTAGACCCGAAGGACGAGCCGAAGGAAACGGGCGTAGAGAAGGCCGCCACGCCTGCCGAAACGTACATCGGGGAACTGCAAGAGACGTTCAACCTAAACGGCGAGCATGTGAAGACCTCGCGCGCGGGTAGGAATACGGGTATCTTCGGGGTGGCTTACGAGCTGCTGTACATCGACAAGGCGCTGGACGCTGCCGCCGCCGTGAAGGCCGAGCCCCGGTTCTTCTCGGTTGACCCGCGCGAGATGATTCTGCTGTACGACTACTCCTCGGAGCCGCGCAAGGCGATGGCGATTCGGTTCTATGCTGTTACAAAGGACTACTACAAGGTCGAGGTATACTATCCCGAGCGGGTGGATACGTACGACCGCAAGCGCGAGGAGAAGCGCGGCAAGTGGGCGCTGACCTCAACGGGTAGCGAGCCTAACTTCTTTGGCGAGGTGCCCGTCATTGCTTACTACTTCGGCGACGACATGCAGGGTATCATCAAGCCCGTGCTGCCCCTGATTGACGCTTACGATGTGCTTATCAGCGACTCGATGAACGAATATGACAAGTTCGCCGTGGCGTATCTGATGATGAAGAACTTTGGCATCACCGATCCCACCAAGAAAAAGGAGGCGGGATCGTTTGCTTCGGCCCTTGCCGGCATCAAGCAGAAACGCGTGTTCGAGCACATGCCGAAGGACGCCGAGCTTGCGTATCTCACGAAGGACATCCCCACCGGGTTCATTGAGTACATGTCCAACTTCATTCGTGACCAGATACACGTCCAGTCGCACGTCCCCGATTTCACTGGCGAGAAGATGAGCGGGGCATCGGGTATCGCCATCCAGCGGTTGCTGTTCGACTTTGAGAACGTTGTGTCCAGCGCCGAGGCGGACTTTGACACGGGCCTAATGGAGCGCATCCGCCTGATCACGCTGCTTTACAGCAAGGCCGGTCGCGTTGTAGGATCACCCTACATGGTTAGCATCAGCCACAAGCGCAACGTGCCGCTGGACATCAAGCAGTTTGCCGACACGGCGTTGACGATGAAGAGCGCTGGCTTCTCTCGCTACGTGGTGGCTGATGTCATGCCCGACGATATCATCCCCGACGTTGAGGAGGAACTGGCGCGGCAGGACGAAGACAGCAAGGCTATGATGCCTGATATCGAGAGCGTCCCCGAAGAGGAAGTAGACGAGGATGGGAAGCCCGTAGAGACTGACAAGAAACCCAATCCTTTCGAGAAGAATCCGTTTGGAGGCAAGAATGGCTAAGGATACCAGGTTCACCATGGCGGACGAGCAACCCATGCCGGCGGCTAGTAACGTCATCGCCAAGAAGGACGCCAAGACGTACACGGCGGCTGATATGCGCTCCGCTTTCCAGCTTGGACACGCATACGGTCGCGCGCACGTCTACAACCCGCAGGAGATGAACGCCGTGATGGCGGCCGAGGAGGCACTGGCCAACTGGCCAGATTGACATGACGTGTGAATCGTGCGGGTGTGTCCTTTGCGAAGACGACGAGATTGACTACACTGGTAGCGCTAAAGGCATCACCCGCCCCGTGAAAGTGCGGTGCCCTAACTGCGACCATATCCAGTACGGGCGCTATATCGACTTCGAGGAAGACACCGACGAACGCGAGCCGGGTGACGAATACTTCGACGAGGACGATAGCGACTGATGGAACAGGATACTCGGGCGCTACTTAGGTTGGAAGCCGTCTACGAACGCCGGGTTGCGTCAGTTTTGCGCAAGGCGCTGGACGAGATACGCGCCGAGATGTCGCGCATCTACGAGAAGTACGCCGTGGACGGCCTGCTCTCCACGGCTGACATGGCACGGTACGCACGGTACGCGGCCATGGAGTCGAACATCCTTGCGTCGATGGAGCCGGCTATCAGGGCGAGCATGGCCACCATGAAGCGGTTACAGCCCGAGCAGTACAACGCGGCTTTCTTCCGGGCGGCGTGGCGTATTGATAGCGAGAGCGGTATGGCTCTCAACTGGGGGGTTATCAATACCGACGCCATCAAAGCGGCGTACGCCATCACCGACCCGGCGAACAAAGCAATGGCCGAGGCGCTGCGCAACTACAGCATGCGCGCGCGGCGGGTTATTAGGGTGGCGCTCAACGATGGGTTAGCGCAGGGGAAATCCTACTACGACATGATGCGGGACATCAGGGACGCGTTGAACAAGACTAATTTCGACGCCATGCGCATCATTCGCACCGAAGGGCAGTCGGCTATCGGCGCTGGAACGGCGGACGCATACGATAGGGCGCTGGAAGACGGCGTCAAGGGTAAGGTGATATGGTCGTCCACGAAGGACGAGCGCACGCGCGACCAGCACAGGCAGATGGACGGGCAGGAGCGCGACGAAGACGGCATGTTCCACTTCCCAAACGGGGAGATAGCCCCTTACCCGTGCTGGGAAGGGTTGAGCGCAGAGAACCGTATCAATTGCCGGTGTGCCATACGCATGGAGATCGACGGGTACTCGCCGCAGCTTATGCGAACCAAGGATCAGGGGGTGCTGCCGCAGATGACGTATGCCGAGTGGGAAAAAGAGTATGGGCCAGTCGTCCATTAA